AACCAGTGACTGGCCATCTGCTTTCCTGTGGCAGCGTGAATTTCTTTTGCCGTGACGCCTAACGCTTTTCGGGCATCACGAAAATAATCCACCAGCGGCTTAAACACCGACTGTTTCAGTTCCCGGCATTGTTTGAAATAGCCATCGCCTTTCGGGTGATAAGGCCCTTGGTAATGTTCGGCAAAAATGATGCGCTCAGTGGCCGGAAAATACATCCGCAGGCTTTCTTTGTTCTGCCTGCGCCACGGGCCAGAGGGTTTCGCCCAAATAATATGGTTCAACACATTGAAGCGTTCACGAACGAGCAGCTCGGTATCAGAGGCCAGACGAGAACCACAGAACATATACAGGCTGCCGTTGGGTTTCAGTACCCGCCAGAATTCAGCCAGCAGCTCATCCAGCCATACAAAGTAAGCCGTCACATCGTTCCACTGATTATCCCAATTACAGTCTTTTACTCTAAAGTACGGCGGGTCAGTGGCGATAAGGTCGATGCAGTTATCCGGCAGGGTTTTGATAAATTTCAGAGAGTCGTCGTTAATTAATGTGATACTGCTTAAATTCACGGGCTATTCCATATATCGACGCTGACTGGCTCTCTGGAAAGCCACAAGGTAAAAGGCTGGCGTTACTGAATCACCAGCCCTGCATTTCACCGCTTAAGACATTGCCTCATCAAGGACAACGTTTGAAAAAGGTGTCGTTATCCCGGCTTTCCATCAGGCCCGCCAGACAAAATTGAGTTAAAAGTAATTGGCAACGCGGTGCAGATAGCCCTGTTAGGGTAGAAATATCGGAAACAGACGCCCAGTCATATAGAGGCACGGTTTCCAAAACACAGGCGGCGGCTGTTGTCATATCTTCATGTTTTAGCATGATAATTTAAACCTTTTGGTCAGTTATTCGGCGTGAACACACATGTAACTCTGACCCATGACAACAGCAAGTCTTATCTGAATTTCAGGCAATAAAAAACCCCGCGAGTGCGAGGTCTGAAAATTCGTAGTGAGTATAGTTACAAGTTCCCACTATTTGAAGATGTTAGACCAAGGCCGGACAAAATGCAACGGTTTATTTTGTCACCGCATTGAATGCAATTTCGGCGCGCTTTTCTTCCGAGTGGCACTTCTCCACCAGTGTTTGATAAAAGGGCTTCCAGTTCCGCCGCCATGTCCTTTCGTTCAGATCAGGTACATAAGCCTTGATTGCCGCATAAGCCACTGATGAAGGCACTTTGCTGTAACCCCGACCTGCGCAGCGCGGGCAGATTTTATGAACCGGTACACCCTGCAATGCGGTCTGTTCTTCATCAAGCACCAATCCACGTCCCTTGCAGCGGCAACGATTTGACAGAATGCCTTTGCCATTACATTTCTGGCAAAGCTCACCCATTCGCTCTGTTTCAATCCACGGCTCGATAATCACCACGCCGTCGGCACGAATAATACCGGGATGCTTCTCAACCTCCTTCATCCCGTAGGTAAGCCCCTTCCCTTTGCATTCCGAACACTGACAGGTTGACGCGGCTGAACGGGCATAATCCTCAAACGCCATCTTCGATAAGATCACCAAACATTGCCCCAGCTTATTTCCCGCCGCTTTTGCTACCAATTTAGGAACTCTTAGCCTTGCGTATTGTGTCAGTGCCTCTACAGTGCTGAATCGACCCTCTTCGCTGACGCCGTTCTTGGCAAAAAATGCTGTCATACCAAACTTAGCCTGTGATTCAGCCATCCCTAAAGCCGCCGCAGTGTCCATGCCTTTCATCCTGTCAGGTGCGGTACTGGTTGACGCATCACTAAACGCCGGTGACTTCGGATGAAAATGTTTCAGGGCTGATTCCAGTTTCATTGTTATGCTGTCTCCGCTGTCTTTTTCGTAAATTCCAATTGTCGGGCCTGATCCCCGTTCTGGAGCAAGTCGTTGAAATCCCCGTTATCAGGCCATCGAACACTAATCTTCTCTAAATCGTTACCGGCTAATAAATTACTGTGTGCACATTCCATTGCGGCAGCGTGACCTGCGGCGTTCCAGTCCATATCAGTGAAGATAATGAGATGTTTTACCCCGTTGGGCGCCCGGAACCGCTTCATGAGATTCGCATTCACCACTGACCAAGTGTTGACGCCGTAAATCTGCTTACAGGAAAGTGCCGTCTCAATCCCTTCGGCAATACCCAGTGTTGAATCGACCGGAAAAAGACGAATGGCGAGCGATGAGGCGTGCTCGCGATAACTCTCTTCCTGCGTGGAATCCAGTTTCTTCTGAGGCGTGATATCGGCCTTCTTGTCCCCATCAAGATAAGTACGGTGCAGGTAACACAATGTCCCTTTAGCGTCCGTCACCAATGACCAGATAGCTTGCAGCTTCCCGTTACGGACAGGCTGATCGGCGCAATACTTCACATTGTCGGCGGGCAGAACGTGAATACCCCGATTGCGTAAATAGTCTTCGCCCTGTGTACCTTTCAGACCGGGTAAGCTGGCATAACACGCGGTGACTTTATTTCTGAATTTGGTGATATTGGTCTCTTTTTTCACCACACTGCGCTTATCCGACTGGATACCCAGTAACTGATCAATCTCATCAGCCAGTGTCTTGAAATCTTTTCCCTGGGTTAAACGAAGTAACGCCCAGCCATCCCCCCGGTTACAGGTACAAATGAATGTCCCCCGATCATCCTTGTTATCAATGCGAAACTTACCTTTCCGTTCGCATATCGGGCACTTGCCTTTAAAATGGTTCTTCCCTGTCACGGGCGGCAATTTGTAGTAAGCGAAGATTTCAGGCCAGCGGCCTATCACCGCATCAGCCGTTTTTATTCTGTTCATTGTGTTTCTCCCTGGCTCAATGACATACCAAAGCGCTCTCGGATATCGCTGAATTTGCTGCGGACGACTTCAAGGCGCATTTCCTGTTGTTCGTTGCTGGACGGCTGCACCTGTTCGGTTTTCTTACGGGATTTCGCCCAGGCAATTTGTTTGTGCTTGATGAAGTTGTTCACTTCGGGTGTGAGTTCCTGTGGGATATCATGCAGACCGCGAGGCCAGACGCCGAACTTATCTTTAAACGTATTCCCCACCCATCCGTCACTGAGAGTTTTTCCCTGTGACGCCCGCTGGTTCTGGTAATACTTCAATTGCGAGTAGAAGCTCTGCTTTTCAGCCTGCGTGTAAACACGCTCTTTCTTGCTGAGCTTCTGAATGGTGCGGCTGGTATCGACTTCAATGTCTTCGCCCGCCAGTGGCTTAAAGCCACACTTCGGGCAGATATAAACACCCGCGGGCTTCATGTAATGACAGGAAGAACATTCTTTCGGCAGCTTCTCCCGCTTTTCCCGTTCCCGGTAGCTGTCGCGGGTTTTCATGCCGTCGTTTTTATTCGGCAGTTCGTCATATTCGATATCATCCGGGTAGCCGAGGCGATGGACAGAACCGGAGTGATCCAGAATGATGCACCGGTCCTTACCTTTGGCAGTACGCAGGCCTCTGCCGATTGTTTGGAGCCAGCGGATTTCTGACCTGGTAGGCCGGGCGTAGATGATGCACCGGACGTCGCTATCAAAACCTGCCACAAGAACGCCAACGTTAACAATGACTTTCGTCGCGCCCTGCTTAAAGCGGTGGATAATCAGATCTCTTTCTTCGTGTGGCGTACTGGCGGTCATGACCTCCGCATTCACCCCGGCGCGATTGAATTCGACGGTGATAAAATTGGCATGACTGACATTGACACAAAAGCAAATCGTAGGCTGGTTCTCGCCCAGTTTCAGCCAGCTACTCACGATATCCCCCACCAAATCCGCCCCGCACATGATTTCGGCGATTTCATCTTCCTTGTAATCACTGCCGTACTCATAGCTTTGAGTGGATTTCACCCCCGTTAAATCGGGTTTCGTGGGGGCATAGAACTCATACGCGCTCAGGTCGCCACGCTGGATTAACTCTTTTATCGTGGTCGGCTTTATCAGCTTCTGATAGTAATGACCGAGGAACGGCGAGAAGGGTGTGCCCGATAACCCGACAACCTTACAGTTTGTTTCAGTGGTCAGCCGGGTGATTTCTTCCAGTATTTTCTTACGTTTCAGGTGCGCTTCATCAATCACCAGCAGATCGATATCTTCGGGAAACTCACGGCGGATCAATGTGTCCGCCGAGGCAATCTGGATCAGCTTTGTCGGGTCTTGGTTGGGGTGATCACGCCAGATATAAGCGATTTCATCCTCCGGTAATCCATACTCAATAAAGCGCTGCGCAGTCTGGTTTATCAAGACGGTAAATGGGGCAACAAAGAGAACCCGCATTCCCCTTGACACAAAGCCGTAGGTGATAAATGCGGACAGCGCTGTCTTGCCTGCACCTGTCGGGGCGTACACCATGAAAGAATTAAAGTGCTTCCAGTCTTGACGCAGCATGTTCAAAGCGCGTTCCTGAGCAAACTTAGGGGTAATTTCTAGCATGATGTTACTCCCTGTTTATTTTTCTGGGTTCCTGTGTGATAATCCGCGCAGGTAATCCTGCCTGAATAGGTATTACCTATCGCAAGAGCCTGAGCAGTTGCACCCTGCAAAGTTTGGCTGCTCAGTTTCTTGCCCCCTTTGATGTCCAGTTCGTTTTTCCATTCGTTGATAATCCGCTTACTGTCTTCGGCGTGATCAGGTGCTGGCATATTGCTGTACTGGTGCGCATAATCGATTTTGTGGAAATAGGGATTGACTATCGATGGTGCGACGATACCCACGGCACGTTTGACATCTTCATCGGTCGGGACACGATCGAGGTATTTCTTAAGGGGCAGTGCGCCAGACTCCATCAGGCCGTCAGTAATTTTTTTCAGTTGCTTAACTGCACGAAAAACCCCTTTCACACTGTCGTTATTTGCTGACGGCATCATTTCACCCTCGATCGCCTCTCCGTCAATGAACAACGGGATGCTGTCAATGAACGCACCACGGTTGAGGAATTTATTCACCTCGGCGGTGGTGATGATCGGGTATGCCTTGACCAACCCGAACAGGGTTACCGCCATTGGCTCGTCATGCCATGAACTCTTCCCTTTGCCGTTTCGGATGGCAGCAATCAGTGCGTCTTGATGTTTCAGGCTCAGTAAATCGTAGTCCCCGACTACGAGGTAATGCGTGCTTAGTTCCTCCAGATTCACCGGCTTTGCGTGGCTGTTGTGGGGCTTATGGGGCTTGTGCACTTTCCGTTCCGGTGCGTTTGCCTTGACCATTGCTGCCGCTTCGGCTTCTGACATTCCCGCCGCGACCAGTTCAGCCACGACGCGTGCTGGCTTCCAGCTCACGAGAGCGCGGTGTTTTTGGATAACCTTTTCTGCCATTTCTTTGTTGATAATCATTCTCATTTGTCCAAAAAAAATAAGGGGGTACTTATTTAGTACTTTTTCGTCATCGCCATTTTTTTGGCTTTTCCCCATTTTGATAATCATTCTCACTTGGCTGCTTTTTCATGCTCAGCCTTAGTGATCTCCTTACCACCGATCCCACAGCCAGAAGACACAGCCATTTCGGTGTTACTGGTGGCTCCTTGCCCTAAAGCCACTCCTGAATTGGGCCTGTCCTTTGGCTGTGCTTGCGGGGCTAAGGGTGGCGCTTCTGTATAACCCTGTGCCGCTCTCTCATACTTCACGACAAATTCCCTGAGACGGATATTGGCCGCCCGTCTGGCCGCATTGTCTTTGCGATATGGCACAGGCTCGTTATCCCATGCTGCCTGATACACTTCTGAGTACTTGGCGGTTATCTTCGCCCGTGTACTGGCTCTCAGTTTCCCCAACATGCTCTGTATCCATTTGCCATCGTCCGGGAAGAAATGCGATGGCAGGGTGACTTGGGTATAATCAGGAAACATGCTTCCCCTCTGGGGGCGGGAAAATATCATCAAGTGTGAATTCAGCACCTAACGTTCTAAAAGCTGAAACTATCGTTCTACACACAGTGATATTCGGGGTGCGCCGCCCATTCTCGTAATGTCCTATTGCACCAGGGGTACAACCTGCGCATTCAGCTAATCTTTTCCGGGTAATCCCTAAATCAGATCTGAGTTTTTTTATCTTGTTCATCGTGTTCCTCCTTTTTAAATAATACATATTGTACCCAGAAAAGCAATAGTGAGATACAATATGTTTATTGATAAAACGGATACGGATTGTATAATTCAAATATGAACATGAACTGGTTTGACATGGCTAAAGACCAAATGAAGGTCTTGAGCATTACATACGATAAATTAGCCGAACATCTCGGTATAACACGGGGTGCGGTAGGGCATTGGCTTAATGGAAGACGGGAACCGTCGCTAAAAGAAATCGCGGCAATACTAGATTTTATAGGGATTAAGCACGTTATTTTGAATTCAGATGGCACAGTTTCCAGCATCAACGATCTACCTGCAAACTCTATAAATATCGAATCTGAGCCAAAACTGACTAAAAAACAAAAGGATTTGGTAGAACTATTTGACAACCTACCTTCAGAAGAAGCGGAAAAATTTTTAAGCGAACTGAAAGTCAGATCTGCGCATTTTGATGCAATTTTTGCCGAAATGCTGGCAAAACGCGGAATTAAAGCAAACTAACAATTATAAAACCATCTGTAAATTATTTCGGTGTAAAATGTCACGCGCCTTATATTCTTAATACTCCATTAACAAAGCCCTCAATTAAGGGCTTTTTTTGTACCTTTTTCCCTATAATTTAGTGACATACATCACAATATTTAACTAATTCTAAAATTTATTCCCTTTAAAATCAAATAGAAGTATTTTTAAGTCAATTTTAAGGTACATTTTGTATTGAATGATTTAAGTACATAATGTACCTTGTATGCATAATGAAAATCACACGGAAGGGGAAGTAATATATAGCAACCAATACTTACTAAAAATCTATTAATAATTACAACTTAAGTTAAGAGAATTATGGGTTATCAGAGTCAGATTGGTAATAATGGAGTACGTTATGTTTAATGACACTACAATCAAGGAAGTCTGCACCGACTTACACACAATGCTGGAAGCGGTAATGATTTTAGAAAGCATGAAAAGTAGTAAAGCAAATGATATAGCCAAACAAATTATCGAATTACTAAGCGCCAAAGCTAAAGAAGTATCATTAATAGATAATCAAAATTAATGGGACAAATAGTTAACCGTAACTGAAATAAACAATTTAATTCTGAGGGTATGAAAATGAGTGAAAAAGACTACAAATACTATCAACTAACTGGTGATACTGTTAAAAAACTTGATAATGAGTATGTATTGATTAGCAAAGAACGCCAAAAAGTTATAAGACAAGCTTTGAATAAAATTGGTGCAGAAGGTGTTTCATGGAACAATGACTGGGGCAAGAATGGTTCTAAAATAGGGAATTTTGCATTCTCAATAGATAAAGAATTCCCTCTTCCAATGAAGGTAATTAATTCAACTAATGAATTGAAAGTGGTAAGAGCGAAAGCTAATAGCAAAGCAGGGAAAGAGTTTAATAAAAAATTAGATGAGTTAATCAAAGAAACAAATAATAAACTTGAAAAATTACCATCATATCCAGATTTTCTTATTAATAAATTCAATATTCAATGCTGTACATTAGGAACTCCTAAGCCACATCATAAATGGGTGATACCTATGATAGAAACACGAGTAGGTAAGGCAAGCAAAGATAATAATACACTATTATTCGCTATACCTAATGCAAAGGAATATAACAAACAGCCGGAAATTCCAGACTGTTTTGAAGAAATAAGCTATGGCATATTTTATGACTTGTCTAATTAATAGATTAAGGATAAATAATCACAATCAAAGGAAATAAACATGAAAACAAAAGTACCGGCTGGTGATAAACTTCGTTCACAGAATGCATTAAGAATCAATGAAGAAATACAGGCTTTATTAATGCCGTTATTAACCGCTGTTGAAAATGAAGCCAGCAATGATACTTACTTAATGTTACGAGCAGTAGAACGATTATCAGTCTGTCAGTTTGATGACCTCACTGAATTAAATGAAAGCTTTGAATAAAAATCGCAGGGTGAAATATGTCAAATGAATTACAAACCGAGGAATATAATCATGAAAAACAAAAACCTTGAATTAGAAAAAGTTCAGAAACTAGCTGAAAAATTGCAAGCACTTTTAGTTCTCTGGATGGAAGGTCGATTAAGTGAGGAAGATACTTGTATTTTAAATATTGCAACTGAAATCAATCATAATGTATTGCTAGAAATAGGACGAATTCGCGGGGAATAATAACCATGATGAATAATATATTCCATCACATTCGCTTCAACAATGAACAAATCTCAGAAATGAGTGACCATGATTTGCTATTTTTATCAACATCAAGTCATGAAGTTATTTACTCAATAACAAACGGAATGAAATCTATTACTAACTTAGCCGGAGCAGCAGTTAACAGTGCGGAGTATTCCCACGACGAAGCAATAATTGACCTTGATAGATTATCGCGACTGTTTTCCGTATTGCCTCATATTATCGAAGCTGAATACGAAAATAATGTGAATGCAGTTAGTGAATTAAGAGAAAGTAGAAGTAAAACCCAATAAAAATAAAAACAACAAAACAACTTTAATTACAGTGCCTGCACTGGGGAATCGCTCACGCTAAAAACGGGAAATAGAAAATGACAAAATCAACTTTGCTTGAAAGAAAGCGAATGGCATTTATTAACGTTAAATTGAATGCATTACAAAAAAAACATGGTTGTCATTCTGTCATTGTAAAGACAGGGGGATTTAATTACCAACTGGACTTAGACGAAGAAATATTGAATATCGCTTTAATTCGCTTCTTTGAATTAGATGTATTTGCAGTAAGAAGCAAGGCTATAGCAGAAAAACTTCTCACAGATTCATATAACAGTTTTTACACCAAGCACGGAAATTTAACCGCAGAGGGCAATGAGTTTATGAATGAGATATTAAAACTGATTGCTAAAAAAACGGAGCCAATAAAATGAAAAATAAAACCTATTTAGATTTTGCTAATACCGCTATCCAGAAAGAGAAAGAAGAAGAGTATGACCTTGCAGCCAAATACTGGGGAAAGGCTAAAGATTTAGCCACCACGCTTAATACGCAACTATGGGCTGAATATCGCCAGTTACATAATGAGAAAAGATACTCGTTACATAACAGCTATAGCGCAGCAATAAGAACTCAGAAATCAGGCGGCGAATGATGACCTCATATGAACAAGCAAAAGAATTAGCACGGAGTTTAGAACTGAAAGGCTTATTCCGTCGTGCCACTGAAAAATGGGGTGAGGCTCTTTCATTATCTCAAGACAAAAAACAAGAACAGGAATGTACCAAGAATAATTTGCGCTGTGTTCGAAAAGCACAAATCAAAATACGGGAAGGGTGGTAATGGCGAAAGGAAAAAGAAGTAAAACGCAACAAGGATTTGGCGGAATGATCTTAACAAAGGCGATTAGCCAAAAAATTAAATATCGAAATTACCGAGGTAAAATAATGACTAAGAAAAACGAATTAATCCCAGTATCCGCCAAAGAATTACAGATCGTTGAGTATCGCGGTCAGCGTGTTGTGACTACTGAGCAGCTAGCTGCGGGATATGGGGCAACATCAAAGCAGATTACCAATAACTTTAACAGAAATGAAGGTCGCTTTATTGATGGCAAGCACTACTTCAATGTTGAGGGTGAAGAATTACAAGAACTTAAGAACCTCACCTCTTTAAGAGGTTTGGTTAGTAAACATACAAGTCGCCTCATTCTCTGGACAGAGCGCGGCGCAGCTAACCACTCCAAGATGCTGGAAACGGATCAGGCCTGGAACTACTTCGACGACCTGACCGAGTTCTACTTCACCCGTCGCGACAGCATCACAACCGAAGCGGAACTGTTAAGCAATCCGGCAAAACTGCGCTCAATGCTGTCTGTGTATGCCGAAAATGTCGAGCGCCTTGAGGGTGAAAACAAAACCCTGAACGCCACCGTGGACAGTCTGGAAAAATACTTTACCAAAGGGATGACTATTCCCGCTTTCTGCAAAGGCCTGAACGGAGTGAATACCAGCAAAATCATGTGGTGGGCAATGGAGCGCAACTGGCTTTACAACGAGCAGAAAAACCCTGAGAAAAAGCCGCGCTGGCGTGTCGCTTCATACGCCCGTGATCGCTATCTCACCGAAGATGAAAACGAGATAACACCTCGCGGAAAAGACGCCTTTATCACCCGTACCGCGGTGTTACTGGAAAAAGGCTGTCACCGCCTGTACGCCCTGTACATGAAAGGTGAGCTTCCCATGAAGAAATCATGGAACGGTGAATACCACCACGACAAAGCTGTTTATACACCGGAGGGCAAATAATGAGCAAATATCACACTGAAATTATCGGAACAGACGTCAACGTCATGAAACGCAACGAGAACGGGGTATTTGAGCATATTGGCCTGATACCGCTGGCAGACATTCCCACTCGTGCCAATACCGGTGAATGGGATAACGAAAAAGTGTTAGGAATGCGTCTGATTGCAGAATATTTAGACCATGCACAAGGTGATAAAGAGAAAGATTTACTCGCTTTTCGCTGGCTGGTCGCCACGCTTTACATCATGGAAACCACCGATAAAAACAAGATGCCTTATTACCGCAATCACGGCGTGACGTTGCCGTTACTGATGGACTGTGAACGCTTCGCAATGGCAAACAATATTGAGGGCGCAATGATTGAGCGTTTCGGTAAGCAACAAGGCACAGAGAACGCCGTCTTAATGTACAGCGGTATGTTGGACGATAGCGGCATTTTAAAGCTATCACCGATGGGTGTTGAGGTGATGGATGATATGCACGAAGCCTTTACGCTCGATGTCGTGAATGGCGCACTGGATAAAGCCGCACCAGCGGTACACTGAGGGGGAACTATGGCACTAATAACGAAAAACTTTCGTCTTAATGCACTGGCGAATACCTACGCTGCCGCTGTCTATCACGATGTAATAACCCGTAACGGCGGCGATCATTTCACAATGCAAGTCGGCAAAACAGAAATCAATGTCGCTATTGTTGATGGGGTAAAAGGCATTCGTGAGCTGGTGGATAGTTACGCACTGGAAGTACTCCAGCAGAATTACCCGGCATGGGAAGTGATAGCCATTAACTTGATGGGAAAATGCGTAGTCAATGGCTGTCTGACTGACTACGGGCGTGAGGTATGGCAAAGCATGATCAATGACATGGGCGACACGCTGGCCGCTAAGGGGGCGTTTCAATGAAAATCGACTATCAGGATAAAGGCAGCACGGCACAGATCATCATTGCCAGTTTCATCACTGAACGCCGACTGCATAACCGTTGCGTTTATGCCGTCCTGTCAGCTACGCCTGTTCATGCGTCTTCTGCCGGCTTCTTCTTCAGAAAGACCATTCTCACAGGCAAGGTGAATCACATGATGCGGGCTTACAAAATCATTTGCATGGAGGCAGGCCGTGACTGAGGAAGCTCGCCAGATAGTGGACATTGACGACGAACTGGTCAGAACGGTAGTCCACATCGACGATGGCAGGGATCACACACAGCGGCATATCCACCGCATGAGACGCAATCAACATATTCACAAGGGCATTTGCCCTCCTCTGCCACCCGCACCCAAAGTGGCAGATGTGAAGATAACTCCGAAGAAAGGCAAAAAGGGGAAGAGGAAATAATGAAAGGCAAATTGTTACCCGTGGTTGTCGGCGTTGAAATTCCTCTTGATGAATTCAGGCGCTACAACCTGAATACATTGCATAAGGCCAGTGGTACTGGTTCGAATAAAGCTCCGAATCAGTGGCTAAGAACCAAGCAAGCTCAAGAGTTGATCAATGAACTTGAGTCTAACTCATTGAAAAATATTCAGACTGCATATTTGCAGTCTGGTCTAAAAGCAGTCAAGGAAGAAGAAATCGCTGCGCTGATTATCGACGTGATGAATGGAGTGCCTGATCAGGTTCCCTATAGCGAAAGACCAAAGAAATTGGAGGATATTCTCACTACGGAACTGAACGGCATTATTTTTGATGCTACATGGGAAAGAAAAGCAACACCGGCGAAAGTGGCTAAGGCGATTTTGGGGAATGGGTATCAGAAAGGATAGAATAAATGAAAATGAACACGGCATTCTTATTATTGGCTGAGTTTGAAACTTCGCAAATTCCTTTGTCGTCCATAGCAGAAAGATACCTCAGCATGAGTCCTGGAACTGCGGAACGCAAAGCAAATGAAGGGAAACTGAATATTCCTACATATAAATTAACTGACAGCCAGAAATCACCGAGAATTGTTCATGTAAATGATCTGGCTGCATACATTGATAAGCAAAGAGAGCAAGCCTCAAAAGAACTGGAGAGGATGCAGTTTAAAAGAAAATAATCTTACAAAATCCTTCAAGAATCATCGGGTGCTAATTTTATCACAGCACCCCAATAGCACCCCTAATTTTCATAATTAATTGATTTTAAATAATATAAATCCCATCAATGATCGGAACAGCAGT